AGAATTAGTAGTGAAGCTGTAGTTGATATTAGAGCTGTTGTTAGGAGATTTCATTTATGTACTATTGTGCATCCTAAGCCTGAATTTAGAAGTTTGGAGACTATGACTTCTCATCCTTTTGATCAAAAGTTTGATAAATCTACTTTTCCGTACGGACATCTTGGTGAAACACGCGTTGATCCAAATATGTTTATGTTTTCGCAATTTAATATTACGAAGCAAGAGTTCACAGGGAAAGTGTTTACTTTTGAAGAGATTGTTCTTACTACTTTGCGAGGCATCGAACAGCGTAAGATTTGGATGAAGCAACGTACAAAAGACTTAGATGATATTTGTGAGCGTTATACTCGTATTCGAAACTTTTATATTTCTCGTGATGAGATTGGAATGGTTAATATTGAAGAAACTCTTAAGAATATCAACGTGATGGATCCTCCAGAAGATTATGATTGTTCCCTTAGAGAGAAAGATCTTCAACAAGAACCTTTTACTGCTCTTGATGAATTGATTTCTAGAATGCCCAAAGCCGATTTGCTCTCACAGGCTTTGGATTTTTCTCAATTCAATTTTGAAAGGGATATTGATTGTTCTCAGACCGATTTTGTTGTAGAATTGGATCCAAAAGTTCTTAATATTACTGATTATATCTATGAGAATATGGATATTGATATGGCTGTTCGTTTAGATGATCTTTTTACAAGGCATCAACAAACTCCAGGATTTTGGTCTCTTAAATACGTTATTTATTGTTATATAATGATGTACGGTGATAGTTTTTTACATCACTTGAATAAACCTCAATTCAATCTTATGGTTTTTTATAAAGAAAATATTGTTCATTCTTCTGCTGCACCTACTATCAAATCCGTTAACTGGCAAAAAGACAGTTTTGAAAGGTATAAACAGAAGATAACGTCTATCAAATTACCTGAAATGCCGAAATGGGTTTTGGATGGTGTTCTACACATTAAACAAAATTATATTTGGTATATTGGAGCTTTTGTAGGTTTGCAAGGCATTTTTAAATTAAATCCGTTTGGTATATTTACCGTTCCTCCTTCTGTTCCCGAATTCGTTCCTTTTGATACTTATCCAGATCAACAATCATATAATGGGAGACATAAAAGTAAAAGTACAACTGCTTCAGAGATGAAAGATAAACTCGCTGCTAGACTTGGCAAACAAATTTCTGGTGGACATGATCCTAGTGGTTGTGAGTTGGTGGATAGTATCCTTAAAAGAAATACGTGGCAATTTGGAGTTTTGCAAAAAGATAAATCTGTGTATCCCTTGGGATATATTACTTTTGTTGTTGGACGTGATGCTCTGATGCCTAATCATTTTATTATTTCACTTGGCCAAGATGTTCTCGATGGAAGACTTTCTGGTTCTAGTTACTTGGCTATTACCCGATATGATCCCAAAGGTGATAGGGTTCATCAATTGTTCTTTACTGTTGATAGTATTTTGCAACAGAATACTTATTTCCAAAACGATATGATGAAAAAACAGGATTTAGTACTTGTTAGATTTCCAAAGAAAATTCCAATTCATGCTGACATTGTAAGCAATTTTATGAAAGAGTCTGATTCTCAAAATCTTTTGGATCAACCTTTTAGAGTTGTTGTCAACAGAGTTAGAATGAAAGAAACTTTTTCTGGTCGTGCTCGTCTTCGTAATGAAGTGCACACTCTTGACACTACCATTTTGGTAGGCTTTGAATATGATGCGACTTCTCAACTTGGTGATTGTGGTGCTTTGTTTACCATTATGAATCCGAGTTCTCCAGAAAGAAAAATAGCAGGAGTTCATGTTGCTGGTAATGTTTTAAAAGCTGTAGGCTATTCTGCTTTTGTTACGCAGGAGATGCTTAGGGAATGTTTAGCTTTGTTTGAGCCTGGAATTGTTAGAATGCCTTCTGATATATTAGAAGCTCAATCCACTGACCTTTCTGATGGTCAATTTTTGAATGTTCGCTTTACTGACAATCCTTGTCCAGCGGCTTTTGTCTCTGAGATTAAGCGTAGTGCGATTTATAATAAGTTTTATGAATCCAAGGAACTTCCGGGTAAATTGAAACCATTTGAGAAAGATGGAATTATTATTGATCCTTATGTTCTTGCCATTTCGAAATATGGTAAGAATGAAACTCCTCTTCCTATATATATGTTGCGTACTGCGACCAATTTAGTTTTTGACGCTTTGATGAAAGAATCTCGAGTTTCTGTTAGCAAGCGCATTCTTACAATTGAGGAAGCTGCTAAGGGCATTGAAGATGATTCTGATTTTGGTTCTATTCCTCGCAACACTAGTCCTGGTTATCCTCTTAACACGGAAAAGCACCCTGGTTATAACAAGAAGCATTTTTGGCTTGGTAATGACCTTGAGTATGATTTAAGAAGAGCTCCGGGTTGGGAAATGATTAAGTACCATGTTGATAAAGATATTGATCTTGCAAAATCTGGTATTCTTGTAGAAACTGTATATACCGATAATCTTAAGGATGAGACTAGGCCATTTGAAAAAGTGGCTATAGGAAAAACCCGATTATTTTCTGGTGCTCCTTTAGTTTACACTTTGAAAGTAAGACAGTATTTTGGTTCTTTTTGTTTGTGGATATATAAGAATCGAATTGATAATCATTGTGCTGTTGGAGTTAATCCATACTCTATTGAATGGCATAAGATTGCTCAAAATTTCCGCAGATATTGTCCTACTGATGACGATGTAGGTTGTGGAGCTGGAGATTATTCAGGTTTTGATGCTTCTCAGAGCTCTGAGATACTTGAATTGATTTTGCTTCTTATTCAGAAATGGTATAATGATAGTTCCGAAAATCAAAAAGTTAGAGAAGTTCTTTGGGAAGATGTTATGCATTCTGTACATATTAGGGATAATATTTTGTATGAATGGACTAATTCTCTACCAAGTGGTAATCCTATGACTTTAATCATCAATTATATGTATAATTATATATGTTTTATGTATTGTTGGGTTAGAGTTACTCAGGAGTTGCCTGAAATAAGAACTAAATTTAGTGATTATGTTTATGTTATTTTTCAAGGAGATGATCAAGCTTTCTCTGTTCATCCCCTTGTTAGAGATATTTTCAACGAGCAAATTCTAGTTCTTCTTTTAGCTGAACTAGGGATGACTTATACTAATGAGACGAAAACAAAGTCCATTGTTAAGTTGAGACGTCTAGATCAAATTTCGTTTATGAAAAGGACTTTTAGATTAGATCATCTTGATAATATCTATGTTGGTCCTCTTGAGTTAGAATCGATTTTTGAGTGTCTTAACTGGACCAAGAAGAAAGACTATTTTGGTATTTCTAGACAAAATGTTGATCTTGCAGTTAGAGAATTATCCCTTCATGGGAAGGAGATTTTCGAACAGTATGTTATGAAATTAGCAGAAGTTAGTAAAGAATATCTTTCCCACTGGCCTCCCACTACAGACTATATGATGGCTCGCTCTCAAGTTAGAGAGATAGAATACTATTTTTAGTTTTCTAATGAGTTGTTTCTTCTCATTAAAAAGAAAAGTGTATTGAATACTTAATTCGATAGTTTTGTGGAGCTTTATTCACACGTCCCTACCACGAAGATGGAATTATATACCAAATTTTTATGAAAATTACACCTATACCTTTTTCGATTATATCTCACACCGCGTTACGCTTAGCCGGTGGCTTAAGATTTCCTGTTATAAGCTTATTTAAACAATCAGCAGAAATTACTAATTCTTCTGCTCTATTTGATGCACCTGGAGATGGCATGCTTGGTACTAATATTGATAATAGTACTGGCGCTTTATCTTCTGTTGTTGAAGTTCGCAAAACTGTGCAATTGCCTGATTCTTTGAAGGTTAGTGCAGCTGATGGTCTTGATGCTTCTATTGGCAATTTTCTCGGCAAGCCTTACATTGCTGCTCATGGGAATTTTGCTTCTACTGATGTTGCTACTACTTTTAATTTTATTGATTGTAATGTTGCTCTTTTGAATTCTGAAACTCATAACGCAAAGATTAAAGGCTTGGTTGGTTTGCGTTTTACTACAGTCATTACACTGCAGGTCAATGGTACTAAATTCCAGCAGGGTTTATATGCTTTATGTTTTATTCCTACCGCTGGTGCTGCTCATGGTTCCGTTCAAACTAACAATTGGCTTCTTGCTCATTGCTATTCCAAGACTCAGATTACTCAACTTGTCCATACCATAATTGATATAAACTGTGATACTGAAGTCCAACTTCGCATTCCTTGGCAGTCTGCTTGGAACTCTTGGATTGTTGTTGGTACTCAGTCTAGTGTTCCTACTGTTACTTATTCTTCTCCCGGCTTCTTCTTCTTGTATCCCTATGATCCTTTGGTTGCTGTTGGTGGTTCTACCACTGCATCTTATGTTCTTAAGGTTCACTATGAAGATGTTGAAGTTCTTGGAAATACAGTTTCTCAAATGTCAAATAGGAGAGGCAATCCGATGAGTGCAGAGACTAAAAATAAACCTATCTCTGGTGGCCTCAAGATTGCTTCTGAAGCTGTTGGTCTTCTTTCAAGAATACCTCTTCTTTCTTCGGTTGCTGGTCCCGCTTCTTGGTTTCTTGATATGGCTTCTTCAGCAGCTTGGGCTTTTGGCTTTTCGAAGCCTCAAGTTGTTACTGCTCCTTCTAGGATCGTGCGAGAACTTGCTCCTTATTTTACGAATACTGATGCTCCAGATTCTTCTACTGTTCTTGGTTATTCTTGTAATAATCAAATACGCACTTTCGCTGCTTCTTCTACAGATCTTGATGAGATGTCCTTTGATTTTATAAAAGGCATTCCTTCTTGGTATAGAAAGGATAATTGGTCCACAGTCTCAGCTTATGGTACTCAAATTGCTCAAATTCTTCTTACTCCTAATACATTTTTTACTAATATCAGTGATGGTTCTAATACTTTTTATTCTCTTACTCCTATTTGTCTTCTTGCTAGCGCTTTTACTTACTACTCTGGAGGTATCACGCTTACTTTTAGATTTTGTAGGACTCAATTTCATTCTGGTCGTTTAGCTGTTGTTTTTACTCCTTATGAAGAAGGTTATCCGACACCTGCAGTTACTGTTGCCGATTTGCCTTATAGTCATCATCATATTCTTGATATTCGTGAATCTAATATTGCTACAATTACGTTCCCTTATGTCAATAATGCTGCTTGGAGAATTTCTGGTGATCAAAGTGATGCTTATGGTCTTGTTACCATTTTAGTTATTGATCCTTTGGTTGCGCCTGCTAATGTTTCCGGTACTATTACCATTAATTATGAAGCTTCCGGTGCTCCTGATCTTCAGTTTGCTGTACCCAATCAAAATGTTCATCTTATGCGTCCTGTGGTGCCTTTGATTCGACAATCTGGGAATCCTTGTTCTATGACGGATGATGTTGTAGGAGGCACTTCTCTCAAAGTCGAAAATCTCGGTCTTACTGAACTTTGTATTGGTGAATCTATTCATAGTGTCCGAACTCTCTTGAAACGAGGAGAGTTTATGTCCAATGCCTCTTTTAGTGGTTCTAATAATTACCTTCAAATGCGTCCTTTTGACACTTGGTGGAATGTTAGTCTCACTGGGGGTGTACTTCAAGGTTCTGTTAACTATTATGGAGCCTTTAATATTTTTACCTCATGCTATGCTTTTCAACGTGGTAGTGTTAGAGTTCGTATAATGCCTACTCAAACTACCAATAATAATATCGTTTATCTTTCTCAATGTTTTGATGACAATACGGCCCTTACGCCCAGGACCACACCTGTCTTCTTTGCTGTTGAGACTTTCGCCTACTTTTTGTGGGCGTGTCTTGGTTCAGCTTTTCATGTTGTCCATTCACAAACTGAAGCTGCTGCTGTAACTGTACCCCATTATTATCAGTTACATTCTAAACCTACTATACTGAATACTCAGTATGGTACTACTCCTAATTTGAGTATTACTCAGCCTTTTGCTGACACTCAATATTTGTTAGGGTATGCTAACGGGACTCTCGATCCCGTTGTCGTACATCGTGCTGCTGGTGATGATTACTCGTTGCATGGATTTGTTTCCGTGCCGCCTGTATACATCCAGTTCAGCAACTAACCTCACCTACGAAAGTGAATTTCCTCAAGGATTTTTACCGAGTTTTATAATTCACTTTCCAGTTTTTAGATCCTCTCGGTCTTAGATATTTGTCTAGGTGGGGTCTCTAAGCGTTTACCTTAATCCTTCTATAAGTCCAGCTTATAAATTATTGCAAAACGTTCAACTCAAGTTCTATAGTGTTCTTTCTTCTGAAATTGTGTATTTTACACGCCTTTGGTTGATTGGATGAAAACTTTAGGGTGTTGAGGGAGAATTTAAATACCTCCTTAAATTTATTTAGCGTGCTTGCTATCCGTGAAGGCGGATAATGAGTATTTTTTAGCAAAG